ATTTTAACATAGAAAGAATCCATTGCGGGTTCTTTAATATCGGATCCAAACGGATCAAATTTCACAGCACCGATTGTTAGGATTACAGCATCATGTGTTGTCGCCAGTGTTTCCAAATCAATCATTACATCTGTATTAGCCATTTAAGTTCTTTCTTTATTATGAACTTAAAGTATAACATAAAAATATTCCTGTGTCAATACATTTTTTTAGGAAGTTGCTCTTTTTGGAGTTTTTTCTTATATCGATTAATTGCTGATGCTTTCTTACGTTTACGTTCAGTTGTTGGTTTTTCGTAAAATTCTTTCTTGCGTAGTGTGTCTAGCAATCCGCTGTCTTCAATCTTTCGTTTGAATCGACGTAATGCCTGTGTAATATTTTCGTTGTCTTTGACAGTAACACGATTACCATCATAACGTTTTTCTCTACTCATCTTCTGTGTCATCCTCTTGATTTTGTTCGTTAAGTTGATCTACAATCCAATCCAAATTATAAATTCTATTCTTACTAATTAGCCCATACGGTGTTATCTCATCGTTAGTTATATAGTGAGTGTTAGGTTGGGCTAACAAATATGTGATAAACTTTTGGGTGATTGGATCACAATTATCCACATCAATAATAGTCACATCACATTGATTGGCAACACTCAACAACCAATCAACATCTTGCTCTGCTTCTTCATAGATAAAGACATTAATTTCTTCTATGCTTTGACTTAGAATTAATTGAAACTGTTGCTTTACATACAATGATGGCTTGATTAATAAGTAACCCATATTCAAGTTAAACAACTTGTCGGGTGGTGTAATTACATTAATTTTTCCTAAGCTCATATATCCTTTTGGCAAAATGCTCTATTTGTTCTTCTTGATAACCGTAAAATCTAGCACCGTTAGTTTTGCAATCTTCTACAAAAGTATATAGATCTGGCTCAGCAATTGGGTCAACTATTATTCCTGCGAATTGATCTTTAGAGTATTCAACGTATAGTTGATCTTTTAATTTCATTGTAGGACGTTGCATATTGGCCCAAAGTGTTCCAGCACCTTGTTCTTCGTTCTGAATATAACTGCCACCTACGAGCGGTTCTTTATTTGAATCTGTCCTAAGGGATTCTTGGTCATGTAAGTCTTTTTTTTTGATTCTTCTGATTCGATTACTTCAGTCAAATCTGGCTTGATTCTATCGCCAGATATTTCTGTCATTACTGATTCAGTGTGTGTCTGCTCATCGGCTTGGAGAAGTTCTTCTCCTCTGATCATTTCGGCTTCAACGGCTACTGCCTTTTCAGCTTCTTCAATCAGTTTATTCCACTGGTCAATAGAAGTTCCTTCTACTGTTTCCTCCGGCGCTGTTATATCACCTCCTAGTGCAGTCGACGGTGTTGGTGGAACTATTTCTGTGTGTGTATCTGCTAACTTTTCAATCTTTTCAGCTAGATCAGGTTTAACTGTTTTAACAGCTTGAGCTATCTGGTGTAGTTGTTCGTTAGTTAATGGCCCATCATCTGCTTCATATGCTGGAGCATCTTCAGGTTTGGTTACTTCAACATTACTTGTTGGAGCATACTCGTTTTCTTTGCGCCAGCCAAATGTCATCTGTGCGGCTAACAACATAATAACTGCTAGAGGGTCGAACACTACAATAATTGTAATGATTACCCAAGTAACTGCTTTTTCTAAAAGTGTTTCATCAGTGTCGCCATATACAAATGCGGCAATATATTTTAAGGGTCCTACTTCTGCTTCAACTTTACGAACTTCAGCACGGATAGGTGCGGCTTCATCATTAAGTTTGGCAATGTTCTTTTGTTCAGCAACAATTTCATTTTGTAATCTTGTACGCTCTCTAGCTTGGCTTTGACGTATCGATACTGCTCTGTTAGCACCTTTCTCGTCAGTCGAACGTGCCATACTTTGATCCACAGCTTCGTCCATCTGTCTAAGTGCTTTTCGATTAGCTTCAATATTATCTTTTGATGTTTTAATTTTTTCATCGTATATACTAATACGACTCATAACATCACCCGATACTAAACTTTGATCACTATGTGCTTTGGACAAGAATCCAAAAATACCCATCGATGTGATAAGCATCAATACAATGACTGCTATAGTCATGTATAATTTCATCAATCGTGGAGCTTGTTCCCAATTGGCTTTCAACCAAGAGGCGCAAACAAGTTTAGCAACTTCTAAAGCAGATCCCATTACAATAATAGGAATTACTGCCGCAGAAAATATAGCGGCCAAACCTACTACTGAGTAGTAAATTGCGACCGCCGAGATTGTTAAACCAGTAAGGAGTAGTAACCAGGCTAAAATCATTAATTCATCTTAATCAAAAAGTGTTGATTCGTCGATGAGTGTGACTGCTACAGTTCCGTATGTTTGCGTAGCAGTTGCGCCAGTATGTGTAACAGTGATCGATGTTTGTGTGCCTTCTACACCAGATGGATCATAAACACGCATTGATGCGTTTGTGCTTAAACGAATTGCTTTGGCAATTTCATTCTTAAGAACAAGTGCTCTAGTTGTCAATGCTGTTGAACCGTCAATGGCTGTACCAGTAACATTAATAAAGTCTGGACGCTCGATTAACAATGTAAATGCTAAACTAGTTGCTTGGGCATCTGCGTTAGCTTCTGTAATTGTAACGTCACGTACTTGCATATCTGTTAAGCCAGTAACTTGGTTAACAATGTTACGGAAGCGCATGTTGCCACGTGCTCGAGCTTGTCCTAAAACTAGTGTAGTAGGAGGACTAGTAAATGAGTCCCATGAACTTGGCGTAACTCCGCCGTTATCGTTACCGTCTGTGGTTGGGTAATACGTAGTGTTACTCATTGTAACTACTACTCTGTACATTTCAGCTTGTAGCTGATTTGCGTCGTTTTGAAATCCTGATGGCATTTTATGCTCCTTAATTATCTAATATTTATCAGCAAACAGCCCTAATGACTTATTCTACACTAGGACTGTTGCTATAGCAAGTTATTTGAACACTATTAATGCCAAAATAGCGGCTTGTACAAAGAATCCAAAGCCAATTGTAACAATGTTTAGAAGGTCCTTTTGGATAGTTGCTTTGATAAAGAAAGCAAATAGTCCAGCCCAAACAAACAATACTAAATCTACAGGAGGCATCTTTTCAGTTAGCCCTGTAAGTACTGCTATCATTGTTGGGATTGTTGCCAAGTGCATAAGCACCACAGCAATCCAACCCATTGTTTCTGCGCTTACGTGAGGAGCATGTTCTTTTAGGCTCTTAACCCAAAGGTCCAAATCAAACATACCTTGTATACTTGATTTAATCTTTTCGATATTCAAATTCATACTATCTCCTAGTTATAAAAAATATGTCGGCCAATTTTGGCTACAGGTTGCTTGCCCCACTTGGGATTAACGTAATCACCGTGGAAATAAAGAGCATGTTTGATTGATGGCAATCTGAATCCTTCAAGCAATACTTTTTTTGCTACTTCCATTGATTCAGTGTATATTGGACCATTCATTGGTTTGTTGATTGATGCTGAGCTACAATACCAGCTGAACTGGCAAAGTACTTTTTCGTATACAATATTTTTTTGGTATACTACTTGGCAGATGTCTGATGGGAATTCACCGCTCTCTGCTCTATTGATTGTCACTTGAGCTACAGCCACCTTGCCTTCAAAAGGTTCGCCGCCTGCTTCGTGGTATATGTTACGAGCTAGACAGTTTAATTGTTTCTGTCTCAATTCTGCTGTAACCGGACTCGCTTGTTCACGAGCTGTTTTTAAGGTATCCAGTTTATAATTAACTGCTTTAATACCTGCAAATGTAACTAGCATAATTGCTAGAATAAACACTACTAATTTTATGATGCGTATCATATTATTTCTCCTTTACGCTGGAATAGGAATCGCTAGTTCCGTCAATTTACAAATGGCTCTGATACATCTCCTTGTGCGTTAAAAGCCTACTGCTTGTTTGTACACTCAAACCTTTTAAGGTACAATATATAGTTATCCTCATATGCTCATGGTAAACAACTATTATAATGAAAAGCAGATATTTATCTTCTCATTCGACTAATATCTACTGCCTGTTCATCACTAAACACCGGTACTGCGTTACTCTTGTGCATGGTAGCAATGCCTTTGACTTTAGTTCCGGTATAGACTTTTGGTGCTGGCATAGTAGCAACTCCGCACACATGTTCGCTGTTCAAACTGGCAATGTATGGTGTTTCTCTGCGATATACGTCAACTTTTGGAGGACTATATGTTCCAGAAGTCATAGCACGGGCACGTTTCTTTTCTTCTGCCTCAATGCCCCATCGCTTTTGAAAAGCCTTCCAACTTTCTTCCTGCTCACGTGCTTTTCTAGCATGTTCTGCCGAAGCGAATTTCTTTTTACCTTTTTTCTTGCCAGTGGTACTAAGCCACGGACCTTCTAAATGCATACTCAAAATAAATCTCCAAAAGTGTTAACAGTACATAGTATACTATTTCTTTTGGAGATTGTCAAGTAAGTTTGAATTACTTAGATTTGGCTTCTGTACGGGCGTTTTTAACTGCTGTTACATCATTACGACCTTCTTTACAAAGTTTAGCTAACTCTTGTAAGTGTTTGCGTACTCGTGTACCTGCGGCGTTGACTTCTTTGTCATAAAACTTCTCAAAGTCGCCTTCCATTGCTTCTACTAATTTGGTAAATTCTGAATATTTATTTGTAGCCATTTATTTCTCCTTGTGTTTGACTTGTTCACCATTATAGTCTAGCATAACTAAACTGTGGTGTCAATATGTTTGATTGATTTATTTACGGCCTAGAATGATAGTGCCGTCACTTAAAAAATCGCCTTCGCTGGCCATTGCTTTGCCTTCAATGAATACAGTTTTGGATTCTGGTGGTGCTAGTACGGTAGCACCGGTAGAATTAACTGATCCTTCCAGCACTAGTAATTGCCCATCTAGGAATACCGTTTTGGCAACGTTGCCTACTATTTGGCCAGAGATACTGCCGGACTCGTTATGTATGGCTGGTTTTAAATATGTCATGCTATTGGATTACCTTTGGCATTCGTTATTGTAAGTTGTGCCATAAGCGTTTTTTCCTCGACTTTCTTTTTAGCAAAGATTGCTTCAATTGCCGCTTTTCCTTTGGTAAACTGATCAGTGACCCATTTACCAATTTCAGTTTGAGCAATCCATTCTGTTGACGTTTTGAATCCATATACACTAGCTTCGGTAACGTAACCAGTTACAATTGCAACAGTACGAGCCTGTGCTTCCATTATATTAACTACAGTAAACGCTTCTTTGACAGACTCGTCTAAAGCGGCAGGAGTGACAGTTGTAACAGGTACGCCTGCTCTTTCTTGTGCGGCCTTAGTAGTATCCATATCAAATTTAGTCTTCTTGATTTGATCGGCAACTGACAATTGATCATTGATCAACGATTTAGTCATAGTAAATGAAATTGAGCCCACTCCAGTTGTTAAATCACCTAATGATTTGGCAATACTGCGTGTGGCTACTTGTAATTCTCGTATATCTTCATTTTGCTTTTGAGTAAAATCGCAAAGAACTTTAAGATTTTCGGCTGTGAGGCCGGCCACAGTTGTTAAACTCTTTGGCGCTGGCAATAGTTGCGCACCAAATAGTTTTTCCAATGCTCCAATCAGCAGTACGTTATCTGCTGTTTGTTTCAGCTGATTAGCCGACAGTATCTTAGTCTGTTCTTTGATTGCCGATGCTATGGCCATAGCGGCCGCGTCACTTACTGCTAATGTCATGATCTATATCCTCCAATATATAACATTTATACTAATTTGATGCCTGATGTTTGCTCAAGAAATTGTTTAGCAAATGCAGCATCTGTTGCTTCTGCTACTGTTACAGTAGTCTTTAGTAGTTTAACTTCTTTGTCTGGATGAACCGTGAACAAGTATGGCATTAGGCCTGGGCCTTGCTGTCCCATACCAATTACCATTGGGCGACTCAATTTATAATAAACTGAACCGTCTTCTAATAGTTTAGCAACAAGCTCTTCTCCGCTTGTTAGTTTTAGGGTGATTACTTCACCTACTGATACGCCTTTATCGATTAACATATTATCCTTTGAGTGTGTTAAAAAATTCTGCGTCTTTTCCTGCTAGGCCTTGATAGCCACCAGGTAGGAGAACACCGTCCTTGAAAATTTGTGGAACACTACGCAAGCCTTGATCCATTAGGAACTCACGTGCGGCTGGTTCGTCTTCCATTTTAATTACTTTAAATGGAATGTCTTTACTTTCTAATAGTGCCTTTGCTCTATCGCAAAATGGGCAATTATTTTTACTGTATACTGTAATCATGTTTCTCTCTTATAATGCTGGTAGTTCGTCGTAGTCAAGCGAATCACTCATAATACCAATTACATAATTGGTTGATTCGTTTTCCTGTAGTGCTGTCTGTTTACTACTTGTATTAACATGTTTGTTAAACCAAGGAATAGGAGTTGACTTAGGGGCACTTGCTTGATACTTAATACCAATATCTTTTAACGCACCAACTGCTGTATAGTCTACAAAATCACGTAGGATGTTTGCGTTAAGTCCAATAACCGGGCCCATCTTAAACAAATAGGTTGCCCAATCTTTCTCTTCGCGGATAACATCCATATACAATTGATATACTTCAGCTTCGCATTCTACTTTAGCTTCAGCAAATCTGCTATCCTCTTTAATCACTTGGTTAATCAAATAAGCAGTCCAACCTTTGTGTAACAGTT